TTGCGAGTATTAAGCGCCGAATCAGGAACTTATGACTCGCAAGGCAATCTTTATTTATCGTACCGCTACCGCCTCACAATTTGGGGATAAGGAGAAACAAATGAGCTACACAGTAACCTCAGATTTAGAGGTTTGCGGAAAAAGCAAAGGTGACACCCTCACCGAAAAGGAACTACTTGAAGCAGGTGTGAACATTGAAGCACTTGTTGAAGGTTTACATATTAAGTCAGATTCAACACCGTCAATTAAGCCAGTAACAACTCAAGAAGGAGCCAAATAAATGGCAAGAATCGTATTAACAGATGCGAAGGTGACAGTAAATGGAGTCAATTTGAGCGATCATATTGCTTCAGTTTCACTTGCAATGTCCACAGATGTAATTGAAACTTCAGCATTTAATTCAACAGCGGCAAAAACCCGCGTTGCTGGTTTGCAAGATAATTCGGTGACTTTGGAATTCCACCAAGATTATGCAACATCAAATGTTGAAGCAACCATTTACCCACTTTTGGGAAATACCACTACAATAGTGGTGTCACCAACTTCAACCGTAAGTGCAACATCACCTTCATATACCTTCACAGCACTTATTTCTGAATGGACACCACTTAACGGTGGAGTTGGTGAACTAGCAACAGCCAGCCAAACTTTTCCTATAACAGGAGCGATCACAAAGGCATACGCATAAAATGGCAAGATTAGTCTTAACAAACGCATATGTTGTATTTGGTACAAACGATCTCAGCGACCACATCAGCAGCATAAGTCTTTCAACTTCATACGATATTGTTGAAACCACAAGTTTCGGAAACACAGCAAAAACCCGCGTTGCCGGACTTGCTGACAATTCCGTGACTTTTGAGTTTCACCAAGACTTTGCAACATCAAGCGTTGAACAAGTAATTTATCCTTTGCTTGGCACCGCCGTAACTTGCACCGTCAAACCTGTAAACACAACAACTAGCGCAACAAATCCTTCTTATACATTCTCAGTTCTTGTATCAGAATGGACACCACTTAACGGTGGCGTGGGCGAGCTACTAACGGCCAGCACATCGTGGCCTATCTCAGGCGTAATCACAAAAGCAACATCCTAACTAAACAAGGGGGAAAATAATGGATGGATTACAGATAAAAGTTAAAACAACAGATGGTTTCGAGGGAGTCTTTTCGCTGACTCCCCGAATCATCGTTGGTTTTGAGCAAAAGTTTGGCAAGGGATTTGCAAAACTACTTAGCGAGGAACAAAAGCTAGAACACATTTACTACCTTGGACACGCTGCTCTTGCCGCAAACGGCAAAGTTGTGAAGCCATTTGGTAACGGTTTTCTTGACGAATTAGTTTCAGTTGAGATTGTTACAGACCCAAATTCCGAATCCACCGAGATAGCCTGACCTATAATATAGCAGCAATTTCGGTGGAGTTCGGCTTATCTCCAACGGCTTTACTCGATGCCCCTGATGGTGTCTTGGAAGCAATCGTTGCCTACATTAAAGAACGCAACAAAGCGCGGAGTAAATAATGGCTGAAGAAGTAGTTGTTTTAAGAGGCGTTAAAGAAACCTTGGCGGCATTAAAGAAATTTGATGAAGATGCCGTCAAGGGCTTTAACAAAGTGCTTTCTGCTGAACTTCGCGGCGCAAGAGATGAAGCTCGAAATAAAGTTGATACAATTGGAAGTTCCCAAACAGATACACCAATGCGCGGATGGCGCAAAGTTGAGCCAACAAACCCAAGAGCAAGTTCTCGCGGTGGTAAAGGTTGGCCTGCTTGGGATAGCGGTGCTATTAAAACAGGCATTGTTTCAACTCGCGCCCAAGGTAAAGTTCGCGCAGATTACACAACTTCCGCAGGTGCTTTGCTTAACAAATCAGCCGCAGGTGCCATCTTTGAAGTCGGCGGGCGATTAGGTGGCAGCGGGCAATTTAGGCAAAACTTAAATTGGTTTGGCAAAGCCTCACGCCTTATTTGGTGGTCAGTTGATAAAAATAAAGCCGAAATTAACCGAAAAATTGAAGATGCTTATGAAGATGCAAAGAAAATACTTCAAAGGCATTTAGACACAGAGAAAGGCTAATCAATGGCAGTTGGCGCAGTAGTAGCCCGGATTATTAGTCAATACTCTGACAAAGGTTCAAAGGCTGCTCAAAGAGATATTGCAAAACTTGGTAAAACCATTGACGCTTTTGGAAAAAAATCTGCAAGAGCATTTGGATTCGCAGCAGTAGCATCAGCCGCAGCTTTGGCCAAGATTGGCAAAGATTCAATTATGGCCGCCTCTGATGTATCTCAGCAATTTGGCGCATTAGATGCAGTTTTTGGTTCAAACTCTGAACAATTAAAAGACTTCTCAAAGTCAATGGTTGATTATGGTTTATCAACTGCTGATGCTGCTCGCTTTGCTGCCTTGCTTGGCACTCAACTCAAAGGTTTGGGCCTTCAAGAGCAAGATGCCATTGAACGGACACAAAAACTTCAAATTTTAGCCGCAGACTTAGCGGCAACCTACGGTGGAACAACTGCCGATGCAGTTGCGGCGCTTAGTTCTACATTTAAGGGCGAATACAACCCAATTGAGCGTTACGGTGTTGCAATTCGAAAGTCTGACATTACTGCTCGCGTTGCCGCAAAAGGTTTAGGCAAACTAACAGGTGATTTACTCAAAGCCGCTGAAGCGCAAGAGGCGTATGAGCTTATTATTACAAAAACAAGTGCTGCCCAAGGCCAATCACGGCGCGAATATGACACATTGGCAGCACAACTTCAGCGAGTAGATGCAACTTTCATTAACTTAAAAGCAAGTTTAGGTATTGCCTTGCTGCCAGTTATGGAAAAATTTGCTTCTTTGCTGATAACAAAAGTTTTGCCAAAAGTTGAAGAATTCGTTGATGCCAATAAAGATCAATTAGCAGCCTCATTTGCAGTTGCCGCAGAGTTCGCAGTTAAATTGCTTGAAGCATTAGTTGCCTTTGGCGATTGGGTTGCAAACAACACAGGTAAAGTAAAAGTATTGGCTGGCATTATCGCAACAATGTTCGTGATAAGCGGTGTCGCAAAGCTTATTCTTGCAATTGAGGCAATTACAGCAGCAATGGCAATTTTGCGAGCTACTGCAATTGGAACTGCGATTGCAACCGCATTTGCGACAGGTGGAGTCAGCATTGCAACAGCCGCCACGGCACTTGCCGCAGTTGGCGCAACCGCCTTAGTCACAAAAAATGCGTTTAAGTTGGCAAATGGTGAAATTGACAAACAAACAACGGCAATTGATAAGCAAAAAGCCGCACTTGGCAATTATTCGATGTCAGCAAATCGAGTTTATGAATCAACTGAAAAGGTTGTTGTAAAACTCACCGCAGCCGAAATCGCCGCCGCCAAAGCAGCAAAGGCATCTGCTAAAGAAGCAGCCATTGCCGCAGCTAAAAAGGCAGCAAGCCTAAAAGCAATTGCTGCTCTTACTAAGATGGGCGCAAAACCAACTGCCGAAAATGACCCAATCCAACTTGAAGCGGCTCGCCTAAATCTAGTCAAGCAAGGCGCAATTGCTGAACAAGCAAGACTTGCCGCTTTTGTTGCTGCTCGCAAGTTTGAAATTGATTCAAACAACGCTGCTGCCGAAGCAGCAATGCGATATAACGATATTCTCACCGCACTTGCTGACACTAAGATCACGCCTGCTGAGTTTGAATTACTTGCCGCCAAGTGGGGAATTACCACCAACGCCGCGCAACTTTATGTTCAAACAATTGTTTCCCTTGCTGATAAAAATGTTAGTGGCGCAGATGTTGCTGCCATAGCTGAACAATGGGGGATTACTTACGAGAAAGCAGCTCTATATCTTGACTTCTTCAACGCCTTAAATGATGGAACGCTATCTGATGAAGAAATTGCTAAACTCCAAGAAAAATGGGGATTAACAGAAAAGCAAGTTAATCAATATGCTGCCGCCTTCAAAGCAGCAGCAGATGGAAAGATTGATTTAACTGAGATCACAAAACTTGGCGATCAATGGGGATTGACTAAGGCCGAGGTTGAAAAATATCTTGCCAAGATTCTTGAGAAGTTTGGATATGACCCAACCCTTCTTGATGCGCCAATCACTGTAAGTGATGCTTGGATTGCCGCTTTTGGCGATGCCGACATCTATAAAATGCTTGCCGAAGGCACTTTTACTTTTGACCCAAGCATTACCGCAGGCGCAGATGCCGCCGCAGGCGCTTGGACATTAGCAAATAAAGCAGTTGGAGATTACGCAGCAGCAGCAAATGCGGCTAGTGGAATTGTTATCAAAGCACCAACTTTTGCACCCGGCGCAAGTAATGAAGATATTGTCGCCATTGCCGAGGCAGCCGCAGCCGCAGCCGCAGCCGCAGCAGCGGCGGCTGCCGCAAGTGTTGCTGCAACGCAACCAATTGTTGATGAAATAACTGCTGCTGCTGATGCAACCTCAAGTGGCAACACAGGCGGCGGTTTCGGTGGCAGTTTGCCTGATTACTTAAGAAATCAAATTCCATTCTTAGCAGCAGGCGGCATTGTAACTTCACCGACACTTTCAATGATTGGCGAGGCTGGCCCTGAGGCAGTAATCCCACTTTCACAAATGGGTTCAATGGGTCAAAACATCACCATCAATGTTGGCGGCAGCGTTATCAGCGAAGGCGATTTGGTAGCAGCCATCCGCGATCAGCTACTTGGACTCCAACAATCGGGTTCAACAATTACTAGAACCAACTTGAGCATCTAATGCCAGGCACTCCAAATCTAGGCGTTTCAATTGACTTTGCAAGCGGGCCTTCATTCGGCAACCCACTAATTTTGGATGATATTTCAACACCACTTGGAACAGGCATTCTTGCCGATACCGTTTCAGATGTTGTTGATATTTCAAACATTACACTTCAGGCTTCAATTCGGCGTGGTCGAAACCGTATCTTGGACAAGTTTGAAGCGGGAAGCGCAACCGTTGTTTTAGATGACACAACAGGGGATTGGAATCCGACTAACCCCGCATCTCCCTATTTTGGCAAATTAGTTCCTTTGCGTAAAATCCGCATTTGGGCAGATTATGATGATGGAAGCGGCAGCGAAAGATACTATTTATTTAGTGGCTACATAACAAGTTATGACACAACATTTGCCATCGGCGTTGATGGAAACTCAAAAGTAGCTTTGAAATGTATTGATGGATTCCGCTTATTGAATAACACCGCAATTTCAACGGTTGCTGGCACTTCAGCAGGTCAATTAACAGGTGCAAGAATAAATAACCTGTTAGATGTAGCATCTTTCCCGTCATCTATGAGGGCAATTGATGCGGGTTCATCAACGCTTCAGGCTGATTCAGGCGCAGATAGAGATTTGCTAACAGCAATTCAACTATGCGAAATTTCTGATTTTGGTGGATTCTTTATGAATACTCAAGGGGCAGCAACATTTTTTTCAAGAGATACGGTCAGCAAGAAAGCCGATGTCACCCCAACCGTTTATTCAGATGATGGAACAGGCATTTCTTACCAAGGAATTGACTTTGCCTTTGATGACACTTTGCTTGTTAATGATGTTTTTGTTAGCAGGGCAAATGGCGCAACCGTTAATGCTTTTGATCAAACCTCAATTGACACCTATTTCATCCACTCAGGCAAGCGTGAAAATATATTGGTTCAAACAGATGATGAATCCCTAGATCAAGCAACTATGATTTTGCAGGCTAGAAAAGAAGCCGTTTTGCGCATTGATTCAATGGGTTTGAATTTATTTGACCCTAACGAATCAGCTAGAATCACAGCAGGGTTATCCTCAGAAATCTTTGATTTAGTCAATGTCACTAAGACAGTTCCTGGCGGTTCAACCGTTACCCGTGAGCTATTTATTCAAGGTGTTCAGACAGATGCGACACCGCGCAGTTGGAAAACAAATTTGCTATTGTCTGAACCTATCATTCAGGCGTTTTTATTGGACAGCACAACTCAAGGCAGACTTGACTCAGGCATCCTGAGTTACTAACAAGGAGATAACAATGGCAGGTGCGGGTTACAAGTTATTTAATACCGGAGATGTTTTAACGGCTGCGCAAGTAAATACTTACTTGCAACAGCAGGTTATTATGGTGTTTGCTGATTCCTCAGCTCGCACAACCGCCCTTTCAGGTGTTCTTTCTGAAGGAATGTTCTCTTACCTAACAGGCACTAACGCGTTCCAATACTACGATGGCGCAGCGTGGGCAGATGTTTCAAACCCTGGCGATATCACCGGGGTAACAGCAGGCACCGGATTAAGCGGTGGCGGGTCATCGGGCTCGGTGACAGTTTCAATTGACACAGGTGTAACTGCCGACCTAACAACTGCCCAAACACTTACAAATAAGACTTTAACTTCGCCAACAATCAATGACCCTAAGTTGAACTTGAGCATCAATGCCAACACATCAACAACTTACACTTTCGTTCTAGCTGATAACGGCAAGTTGGTAACATCAAACAACGCCTCAGCGCAGACACTTTCAATTCCAACAAATGCAAGCGTTGCCTATCCTGTTGGAACTCAGATAAATGTGGCGTGGATTACGGGCGCAGGTCAGCCAACAATTCAGGCGGTAACTTCAGGCACAACAACCGTTCTTTCAACAGGTGGCACTTCAACAGCGCCTAAACTTCGAGTGGTCAATTCAGTTGCTTCTTGCATTAAAATCGCAACTGACACTTGGTTAGTGACGGGCGATGTTGCCTGATGCCAAACTTAGGAATAATCGCCTCTAGCATCTCAGGCAACCTTTGGGCGCCAGGCAAAGACTTTGACAGCATTGCGACGGTGACGGTTGGAACTACTGGTTCAACGATTACTTTTTCAAGCATCCCCTCTACTTATCGCCACCTTCAAGTTCGTGGTACTTTGAATAATACAGGAACAGATGCAGCCTTAGTAACTTTCAATGGCGATTCAGGAGCAAACTATGCTCGACATAGATTGGCTGGTAATGGTTCTGCTACTAATGCCTCGGGTGGTGGAAGTCAAAATAACTTTTACATTAACTCTTATGTTGGATTTCTTTCAACAGCAAGTGTTTTTAGCCCAATGATATTAGACATATTAGATTACAAAGAAACTACTAAATACAAAACCGCTAGAGCATTATCTGGTGGAGAAAATAATTCTAGTGGTGGAATTGAGTTTAACTCAGGTCTTTGGCAAAATACAGCAGCAGTAACAAGCATTACTTTTACCTCAAGCACTGGTAACTGGTTAGCAGGTTCAACATTAGCACTTTACGGGGTGAAATAATATGGCCGCAGGAAATACATACACACAGATTGCCTCAACCACTCTTGGTTCTGCCGCTTCAAGTGTGACATTCTCAAGCATTGCTGCTACTTATACTGATTTAGTTTTGGTAACTACAGTGCCAGGATTTACAGGTGGCAACAACTCACGCGGTTACCGCTTTGAATTAAACGCAGATACAGGCACAAACTACTCTTGCACTCAGTTGAACAATAGCACCAC